AGCCAAGACAAATGAACTCGTTCTACAAAATAATGAAGTCGATGGCCGCCCTGCAGTCACTTCTACTTATTTAGATGATAAGAACTTTGTAATTGGCTCATTCAAAGACACTTATGTATGTTTTTGGGGTCCCGGTCTTGATGTTCTCGTTGATAATGTCACACTTTCCCACGAGGGCAAAACGCGCCTTGTTGCCAACGTCTATGTGAATTTTGTAAACGTCCGCCCTGAAAGTCTCGTTTGTGGTAAGATCGGTAAATAAGATTTATAACGTTATGCAGATATGGAAGAAGAATTTGTTACATTGGAGATGATAAAAACTCATCTCAACATAGAGCAAGATTTTAAGGACTTAGATTCCTACTTACTTCATTTAAGATCGGTTTCTTTCTTAGTTGTTCAAAATCATATCTGTTCAGATTTAGCAACGCTCAATGGTCATAAAGAGGCCATTGGGCATTGCATGTTACTTTTGATAGGTACATATTATTTGCAGCGTGAAAGCATAGGCACTTCTTCAATGAAAGAATGCCCTCACACGTTGGAATTTATCCTTGCTCAATATAAGAATTATAACGGTTGATAGATATGTTTGCGGGAAAATACAACATGACATTAAGAGTCGGAACGGCTGATTTTCAGGATGAACAAGATGAGACGGCGCATAGCCCTAATGTAAAGAAACCACCTTTTGATTGGAAAGGCGCAGGTTATTCACAAAGGTCTATTAGACCAAAGAGAAAAGAGGAAGATATGAAGGTAATCTTTTGTCGTGAGGTGAAAGACAACCCCTCCAAATATGGTGAATATGGTGAAGCTATGCGTCCAATCACAAGCCGATTATTTGCAGTGAGAGATTATCATGATTACAATTACATTTGTGAGGGTAAAATCGTTCAACTGTTGAGTTCAAAAGTTCTCAATCAAAAAACGGAAGAATATAGCAACACCTATCGCGTTGTTGAGATTCAGCACAAACCTGAGTTGAAAGAATTTTGGCTCTTTGTTGATAGAACGCAGAACGGTATAGAATATTTCTAAGGTATGAATATAGAAATTAGAGTAATAAGGAACACGGCAAAGAAGTTCATTTCTGATATACAGAAGGAAAGCAAAAAGGCCTCGAGAAGGGCAATTGGCAAGTGTGGGTTGAATTTGAGGAATGAGGTGAGAAAGAATATCCGTTCATTAGGCATTCATATAACCGACGCTCGCAAAAACAAAAACGGCAAGCTCTACAATGATAAGTTATTACAAGGCGTGAGAGCGGGGAAAACATTCCGCAAGGACGACAAAGGATTTGCCCGTTATGTGAGGATTACAAAGAACAAACGGAACAAACGCTCAGGTTGGTTCAGACTTGGATGGTTGGACAAAGGTACAAAACAGAGAACAACAAAAAAGCATTCAACGGGTTCAATGATTGGAGCGCATTTCTACACCGACGCCCTTGCAAGTTATCAATCCAAATTTGGACAAGAGTATAACAATGAAATGAATAAGGCCTTGGCCAAATTAAAGTAGCAGAACAAATATGATAAACACTTTCTATTTAGCGGGTCTCATAAGTCATAATCTGATAATGGCAATATGGGGAAATGAGGACAATGTACAAACCAAGAAGGGAGCGGAACAAGATGAACCGTCGTTTAATATATATTCTTGTGTTGCATTCCCAAGCAATAATAGTTCAAGGAATCAGCGTTGGATAACATTCAAGCGATTGAGCACCACCCCAAGTTATAGCAAAGATGGGCTTGTATGTGATAAGGTTGAGTTTGAAATCAATGTTTGTGCGGGCAGTTACTCGGAAACTTGTGTTTATGCCTCTTATATCAGGCATCATTTTTGCCAAGGAGACGTTTTGCGAGACACGGAAAAAGTTGAGGAAGCGCACACATTCTTAAAGCATTGCCGCCTTGAAGACGCCTCAGAAAGTTTTGAAGAAGACGTTTATATTCAGACCCTAACATTTGGCGGAGAAGTATATTACACGGAAAAGAAAGAACAACCAACAACAAAAACAGAAGATTAAAATAATAAATTTATTATATATACAATTATGGCAATAGTAAATGGTTCAGACCTTATGTGTTTCAATGGGCAAAACAAATCGCTCGTTGGGGTAGCAAAAGACCACAAATTAGATTTGAAGGCCACCACGAGTGAAATTTCAAACAAAGATAGCGGCCTTTGGAAGAGTACAGAAGTAACAGGTTTTGAATGGAATATCAGCACAAGCGCTTATTATACTGAGGATTATGATAAGATGGTTGAGTTGATGTTGAAGAGACAACCAATCGATGTTGTTTTCACGGTCAAAAAAGAGACAGATCCAAGCAAGTCTGTGATTGACGGAGATTACAACAGTTGGACACCCGCCGCGGGTGGTTGGATGGGAAAGGTACTTATCACCTCAATTTCTGCCTCTGCGTCTGATGGTGAAGTTGCAACCTATGACCTTGAATTACAAGGCGTTGGGGCATTAAAAAAGCGCACGGCAACTGCCTAAGAAGAAAAAAAATTGGGTGATTGGTTTGGAAATTCAATACCAATAGAGGTATAATATAAGAGCACGGGGAAAGTCCTCGTGCTTCTTATTCAATAACCAAATAAAAAAATAAAAAGTATTATGAAGAGTAATTATCAGATTAGTATTTATGGAAAGTTTGTCAACCTTGAGTTTAGTGTGCATGCATTACTTGCTTATGAGAAGATGACAAAGCGACCGTTCAACCCCCAAGCCTTAGAGCATTTTCTTCAACCAAAATCCTTAGATGAATTTTGCAAATTATTCTATTGCTGCGTTATAACAAGCGAGCCTGATTTAGAACTTACTTATGATGAGTTTGTTGATTGGCTTGATTTTAGCCCATATCAATTATTAGCAGGATTTAGAGGTTTTGTAGATGAAGCTATTGACGCGGAAACGTTTTTCATTGTGAGGAAGAAGCCAATGAGGAGTAAATAAATTGCTTGGCAATTGAAAAAATCCAAGACAAGACACTATTTATATAATGAGGGGTATGAGGGAAAACCTTGTATCTCTCATTATTCATAACAATATAAATGACAAGTAAAAATGAAAGTAACAATCAAACAACAAGAAGTAGAATTGCGCTATTCAATGCGTGCGTTATTCCAATATGAGAATATTACGGGACAATCATTCAATCCAAAGACCTTGCAAGACTTTTGCACATTCTTCTATTGTGTGGTAACGTCAAGCAATCGTGATTTAGACCTAACATTTGATGAGTTCATTGATGAAGTTATTGACCCCAATCCACAAGTCATGAATGAGTTTGCTGAGTGGTTGAGTAAGACCATGCAGAAGAACACGTTTTTAAGTGGACAAGTTGAGAAGGAATCTAAGGGCAAGGGCAATAAAAAAAAGCCCTGATTGTGCATGAACTTTTCAGGTTGCTTTCTTTCCGATACAAAGTTGTAAGTGTTGAATACTTCATGGACACATTACAAGAATATGAAATAGAACCAATCGTTCAGAATTTGGAATACAATGAAGAAGGCGATTGGACTCGGACTCGTTTCCTTGCTTATTGCAACATTCAAAAGAGCAGCACTAAGAAGATAAAGCCCACCGACCTTATTACCTTTCCATGGGAGAAAGAAGAAAGCAGCACAGACCAAATAAACGGCAATTCCGAGCCTTTGACGCAAGAAGATATTGACAGACTAAGGCAACAAGCAAAAATAATATCACAGACATTAGAAAACCAATGAAAAACGACTTTTCAATACAACTAAGTGCCAATGATCAGAAGCTTATTTCAGCGCTGAATAACTCGCAAAACAAGCTTGCCAAATTAGAATCAGCTTTTGAAAAGGCAGGTTCTAAATCAAAGGTTTTTGGTAGTGCAACTGAATCGCTTGGCGGCCAATTACAAGGTCTTTCAGGGAAATTTGAGGGCTTATTATCAAATCTTGGCGGGTCTATGGAAGGCCTTTCAGGCATGTTTGGTGGTAGTGTTTCTGAGATGTTAGGCAGCCTTACGGGGTTAACGGGTGGATTTGCAGCATTAGGAGCGGCCGCAATTGGAGCATGTGCATATATCTTGAAAGGGTTTGACGACCTTAAAAGTGAGATGAACAACTTCCAAGCGGTTACGGATGTGAGTGATGAAGAGATGAAGGCATTTGAACAGAGCGCCCGTGATTTATCTAATTCCACGGGCGTTGCTGAAAAATCTATCATTGCACTTCAAACTTCACTCGTGGGGATAAACCCTCAACTCTCGACCAATCGGGAGGCACTTCTAAAGAGTACAGAAGCAGCGATTTTACTCGGAAAAGCGGGACGCATAAGCTCAGAAGAGGCAAGCACTGCATTATCTTCAATCCTTGCTCAATATAACCTTGCAGGTACAGAATCTGTGAATGTGGCCAATGCGATTGCTGCGGGTAGTAAGGCGGGCGCTATTGAGATTGAAGGCCTTGGTGAAGTACTCCAAAAGGCGGGTACAACAATGCATTCAGCAGGTTTGGATTATGCGCAATCTGTTGCTCTTGTTGAGGCGGTCGGTGATAAGTGGCTGAACAAAGAAAGTGAGTTGGGAACGCACCTACAATCCACATTCTCCAAACTCCAATCGGTTAAAAAAGGATGGGAACAATTCAATCCCGCAATCGTGGGCACGACGCAAGCTCTTGAAAATATGAGTCGTGCGCAACTTAAATATTCTGACCTTGTAGAATTGGTCGGATTGCAGAATGCCCCCTTATTACAACAGCTCATTGACGCACGCGGAAAGTATGCAGAACTTCAAAAGGAAGTAACGGGCACGACGGCTGCACAAGACATGGCCGCCAAACAGACGGACACATTAAGTAATAGTTGGGAGCATGTAAAAACAACGTGGGATAACTTGATGACCTCAATAGCCAATTCACAACCCATGCAAGAATTATATTCATATATCCAATATGTTTGCAACTCAATAAGTGAACTGATTTCTTGGGCGGGTGGTTTAATTGACCAATGGAATCAGCTGATGAGTGGATTTGATAGCAGCTTTACAATTTGGGATTTATTGAAAGGCTATATTCAGTACAATATGGCTTTGATAAAAGCCTTTGGAGAGGCGGTTGTAATAGCTTGTGCGATAGCAATAAAACCGATCATTGAATTGTGGCAAGTGTGCAAGAAATTTGCTACTGACATTTGGAAAAGGTTCTCAGATTTTCCCCTTGGGCGCGCCGTGAAAAATGCAGTTATGGAGGCTTGGAAGTGGTTGCAAGACTTATGGGGCAAAATAGTGAAGTGGTGGAACAGTCTCAAAAAGAGCCTTGGCCTGAAAACGGATAATTCAACCGATGTAAAACTTAATGTGAAGGAAGATCGCACAGTAACACAAACGTTCAAAGGCGGTGGTTCAGGTCTTCCAAGCATATCATCATCTAAAAAGGGTGGCAAGAAAGGTGGTTCAAAGAAGCATGGAAGTGGTTCAAAGAAAACGGGAATTGAAGAACCTGAAATTGGCAGCCTCAAATACTTTGAAGACAAGCTACGTCAAATTAACAAGGAACTTTCAGATACTAACGTTTCAAGTGGTCGTTTGCAAGAGCTTAAGATGGAAGCCGCTGTATTAGAAGAACAGATTTCCAAAATAAAACGTCGCAATAAGTTATTTGACGAGAAGCCAAAACAAAGCACACAAAAAGCAACTGTTGAGCAAGGTAGCATTGAGGAGATAAGTGACCTGATTAGTAGCAAGGAAAATCAACTTAAAAACTTAAAGGTCGGTTCTGATGGTTTCAATCTGTTAGTTGAAGAGATTGAAGAACTCAAAGAGAAAAAGGAGTTCTTAGAACTCAAAATGCACCCCAAGATTGATGAAAACTCAATGAACTCATTGCTTGCTTCACTTGTACAGATTCAACAAAAAATCAGCGGCCTGAAATATGAGGCTTCAATCACAACCGATAAATCCAAACTTGAGCTATTAAGGGAACAAATTGATTATCTCACAAACAAGGAGCACAAGATACAATTAAGTATCGACGAGAAGCGACAAAATACCATTGCTCAAAATGCAGATGACATAAAAAGTAAGTATGAAAATCTTGGACAAGCAGCCCAATCGGTGGGAAATGTATTCACGGCTCTTGGGAATGTCGCAAGCGATTCTTTCCTTGGCATGGTTGGAAATATTGCGGGAGCGGTGGCAAATATACTACCACAAATTGGGAAATTGGTCGCAGCAAACGAGGTGGCCGCGTTAAGCAGTGGAACAGCCTCAGCGGCAGCACTTCCATTTCCAATGAATTTAGTGTCGATTGCAACCGTGGTAAGTACTATTCTTGGACTCTTTTCCTCATTCTCATCACTCCCAAAGTTTGAGAATGGCGGCGTTGTGGGTGGTAATTCATTTCACTCCGATAAGATTTTAGGAAGGTTAAATTCAGGCGAGCTTGTGCTAAATAAGGGGCAACAAAATCGCGTTTGGGACTTAATCAACCAAGGAACAAGCCCAAGCCCGATGAATGGAGCAAGTGTTCAATTCAAGATTAGCGGCCGTGATTTGGTGGGTGTCCTTTCAAATCATCAAAATAAAACAAGTAGAGTATTATAGCAATGTATCGATGTGGTTATTTTAGAAACCTTGAAAACGAGTTATTCAAGGTGGTTGTGAATACAAATATAAGGGGTAATGAACAAATGACAGGAGAGGAAATAACTCTCTTGGGCAACCCTTTCTCTATTGAAGTCCAATCAGACGAGAACATATATAAGCCCTACAAATGTAGCACAGCAACCGTGCGTTTTCTTTTGAAAGAATATGATGAAACTCTCAATGATTCTATTGGTAATAATATCATGGTTTTATTGCTAAAGGAGAAGAAACGGCGCGCAAATACAAAAGAAGATAGCGAGAACGACCCAAAGAACTATGAATTGTATTGGTATGGGTACGCGACGCCAAACGCATATAATCAAGGATATAATTCTGAATATGATAGTTTTGAATTAGAGTGCCAAGACGCACTTAGTACACTTGCTTATTTTCCATATAAGGCCAATGGTGCAAGGCACAATTCAATTCAAGATTATATCTTTAATGCGTTTGACTTGTTAGGGATATACACAAAAATCTATTGGCCAACAAGCATTGCCGCAATCAAGAACGATAAACAAATATCAGCATTAGAAGCCTTACATATCAATGAATTAAATTGGTTTGATGAGGACGGAGTGCCTAAAAACCAATTAGAGGTAATAGAACAGATATGCCAATTCCTCGGCCTATCTTGTGTACCTTACAAAGATGCGATTTATTTTGTGGACTATGACACAAAAACCGATGAACAATTCTATGAAGTTTATTTCTTAGAGACTCGCCGCAAGGTCTCAGGTCTTTTCAAGGCCGATGTTTACTCATTAGATAAGGATGATTTCAATTCTAACGATTTCAATTTAAGTGTATTATCACCAAAAACAATGATTGAAGTAACGGCTAAACATTACCCCATTTCTAAACTCAACAAGCAAAAATATAATGATATGAGATTAGAAACAACCTCGGAATATGGAGAAAAAAACCAATATGGAAAATATTGGGAGTGCATAGACGATGGCAGGGATAGTTTGCACGTGCAGAATCATGAAATTTCAATTGAGCGTGTGGCAACATTCAATTCATTTGTAAGGTACAACTATTTCAATGATAAGGACGATTATAAGTTCTATTCTTATGAACGTGATAACGGTGGCAATGTAAGCCAAAACAAACCGATTATAAACGAGAAATTGGCTTCCAAACGATTCTTTTATGAACACAATGCAGCCATGCCATGTGAATTTGATATTGTGGAATATAAAGGTGAAGACAATATCAAAAAAATCAACCTGAAAAAGGCATTCTTCTTTCAAACTGCGTGGACAATAACGGACGGCTATACTTGGCCTAAATCAGGGAAAAAAGTGGAAAATATAGATTGGACTGATTTTCACGATACTATAAAACAAGAATGGTTTACCCATAAAATAGGATATATAACTACCACAGAAGAAGAGTGGGCAAATATCGTCAATATAGATTTCAAATTTGAAGCCTTTCTTGATGCTTGGTTTCCGTGCAGAAAATTGAGCAAAGATAGAACATACAACGGCCTATTATATCAACTCCGCTTTGGTGATTTATATTATAACTCAAAAACAAAACAATGGCAGGAAGACGCGACCACGTCAATACTCTTTTTTAATCCTGATGATGGGGCTATTATACAAGAAACACAGAATTGGAAAGAGAATCTACTTTATGGAGATAAACACGGCCTGAATGTACCTTTGCCTACAAATATGAGCGGTTTGGTTGAGTTCACTTTGATGCGCCCTTATGTTGGTTTGGCTATTTCAAAAAGGCTTGACATATACCAATGCGTGCGTTATTCTTGTCCGTGCAATGTAATAACCAATTATGAAACGTCTTTCATTAGTCGGGCGGAAGATAATAATGATGATTCAGAAACAATATATGAGAACAAGCTAAATGATAGCACATTCATCGATGACACAATGCAAATATCAAATGATATAACCACATTTGACAACAAAGCACCAAATCTGAGTAGCCCCTATTTTTGGGATAAAGAAACATGGGATATTTCAACATTGAAAGATTTATCTATGGTACAACTCGGAATTGTAGGACGTGCAGAAGAACTGCTTATCACCAAATATAGCAACCAAAATAAAACGCCCACAATTAAGTTAGAAGGTACATTCAAAAAAGAACTGCACCCAACAACACACATAAAATACCATTGGTTCAGAGACAAAACATTCATTATAAACTCATACTCTTTTGAAGTGGCCGATAATAGTTTCATTTATTCATTCATAGAGAAAAAACCGCTTTTGGATATAGATGAAGTGCTCGTGCGTTCTAAGATTAGAAATACCAAAAAGAACGGCGATTTGATATATCACGATGAGAACTTCAAACCAAAACAATATGAAGCAAGGGTTATTGTAGAAGAACACAAACCAACAAACTTCACCTTAGATAATAAAGGAAACATCATAATGACAATATGATTATCAATCCATATAGACTAATGAAATTCTTTATTGATAAAGAATCGGGCATGCTCAAACTTTATGTGCCCGATATTATCAAAGATAAGGTACAAGCAGAAATCGATTATTACGACCTAATTATAACAATCAAATAATAGAACAAGATATGGCACAATTCCCAATTGGCAAAGTCATTCCCAATTATTGCGGGCGATTTAAAAAGGAATCAAGTTATGAAGAGCTTGACATTGTAGCCCACAATAACGGAACGTGGGTATCAATGACCAATAACAACACAACAGAACCAAGTGAAGATAACACCAAGTGGAAGTTGGTATGCGATAATAGCAATCAGTTAGTAGAAGACAACCTAAAAACGTTTGGCTTGGCTCTTGAAGTAATATCACAACGCCTTGAACAGATGGGTAATAAGATTCAGGAGAACACAAGTGATATCAAGGAACAACACGGCCTTGTATTAGATAGCGTGAATTCAACCGCATTTGTCAGAACCAAGCTCAATGAGTTTGGCACTCGATTGTCCAAGATAGAAAAGAAACTCGGAATATAACACCATAACAATATATCGCACATGAACTTCCTTGACCTCAATAACGACGGAAAACGTGATACAAAAGACGGACAAATTATATTGGCCTACATCTTTGCAGCAGTAGGGATTTTCTTGCTTGTGACCGCGTTCTTCTACAATCCAATCGCGATCATAGATATAACCATTCAAACAAGCGCAGGCATGCTATTCTCATTTTGCGCCGCGTTACTTGGGTTAGATATACATTATCAACACCTATTGCAGCAGAGCATTGCAGACATGCAGAAGAAGAAAGAAGAATGAAATGCTTTTTTATTTGTCATGATAAGAGCAGATGAGATAATATCTTGTCTGCTCTTTTTTTGTTCCCAATGTTCCCTTGCAAGGATACAGCGTTTATTTGGCTTGTAAGCGCGTTTCTTCTTATTGGCGGACGCTTGTATTGCAATGAAGGTGATAAGGCAGCAGAAAGGAAATAAACAAGGGAATTGAAGACGATAAGGACTTTGATAAGGGGGGGGGAGGGGTCAAAAAAAATTTTTTTGGCTCAAAATCACACGCCCCCCCTTTTTATTCCACACGGGAAAAGTTTGAAACTATTTTCCGACCCTCAAAATGGTGCTATTTTGCAAGATTGGAGATTACAAAATGTGATATACTTTTGGAATTAGGTGATGTAAATAAACACACGATGATAAACACTATTTGAGGATATAAAGGCATTGTTTCATCTTGCACTATTGCCTATTATTGAAGTAGTTAGTACTTTTGCGTTACAGAAAAACGGTACATTTTTCTGATTGAAAAACCGAGAGTTCCCATCAATAAAAGGGATTATTCACTACCTTGACACTTTCCCCAAAAAGTATCAAGGTTTTTTTCTGCATTATCAAAATACCCCCAAAACTCCCATAAATAAAGGGATTTCATAGGTTTGCATATGTGTGTCGATTGGAGTATAGAACCCCCTAAAATAGGGCTTTTCTTCATTCTCATCACGCATAAACGTTACACGTTTTCATTGTAACGCTTTCATTTTTCCGAGAATCAAAGTGCTAAAAACGTGTAATAGATTGCATATATCATCGTGGATGTAACGGGAATTTGTGCATTTATAATTTGCACGCTATCTTGTAAGGTATTATCTTTGTCCAAATTCTCATCACGCATAAACGTTACAACATGGCAAGAAAGGCAGTTCAGGGAATGAATTTCTATTTCAGGTTGAGGGGAAAAACTCTTCAACTTGTTCCCTCATATAATAGTAGCTTTGTCCGTTGTGGAAAACCGACGAGCACAGATATAACCATTTCCAATTCTCGTTTTTGGGATTCTGAAAATCGTTGCCTTGTCGTTCCAATGAACATAACTAAGGCAGAAGAAGAAGAAATAAAACGTGCGCAGAAACGCATTGAGGAAATCACTGCAAAGTTGCAAGGATTAGAAATTGCGATTCAGGAGAACACAGATTGGAGCGGTGAATATATTGAGAAGAAGATAAAAGCAATTGCACAGAATGAACATGAGCTTGCGTTCTCGGTGGTTGAAAAGTTCTGCACAAGCACCTATTATTATAATGATTTCTATTTCTATTTAGAGCGCATTTGCCGCTATAAAACCAAGAATGATTCATTGACCCTTGACCGCAACGCAACGCCAAAGGATTTGACCCTTTTTCTATATCAGAACGGCGTGAAAGATGTACACTTGGAGAAGTTTTCAAGCGTCGATTTTAAGGCGTTATTGAAGATGATTGGAGGTTCTACAACAACACAGAACAACCATATCACCAATATAAAGATGTTGTTCAATCATTCATTGGGGAATGACCGTTCACGCTTCTCAGACATTAAGAAAACACCCAAAAACGCACATTCACTCACAAACGCATTGAAAGAGAAACGCCCGATTGTCTACCTTCAATTAGATGAGCTGAAAAAGATAACTGCGTTTTGGTTGGAAGGCTACAAAACACAAACAACCAACAGCGGGAACAATGGTCTTTTTTTGATTGAAAGTTATGTTGGTTGTCGTTATATGGACGTGGGTACAGTGTTTCAGACAATCGCGGACAACTACAATAATATCGTTCAGGATATAAAGAAGCAAGGTTATTCCCAAATTACATATCGGGCAAGAAAAAATAAAATGTTGTGCCATCCGCTCATTTTTCCGCAAGTAGTAGATATTTATAATAAACTACTTCATGATAAAACGTTTTTGCGCGTGCTCATGCCCAAGATTCAAATTCAGGCAAAGATAAATCGTCTGATATATGAGTATGAAATCGGCAATTATAATGATGAAGAGTTTGCACGTTATGTTGTAAATACACTCGCATGCACGGATATTGGCAGCAAATCGATTGAACGATATAAGGTTCATAAGGACGCAAAACGTCTGTGCGATGAAATAAAGAACGTCCGTTTCTTTCCTCAGACATACAACGACCATATCAAGCGATTTTTGTCGTTCTGTGTCGATATATGCCCCTCGTTGAAAGAAGAGATTGGCGGCAATAAAAAAGGGGAATACATAACGCAACCAAAATATAAGTGGTGGGGGTCTCATAGTGCAAGACACACATTCACTAACCTACAATTGTCCCTCAATGTTCCAACAGAAACAATAATCGCAAGCACGGGACACAAGACAGATGAAACCTTGAAGAGTTTCTACCTTCAACAAAAGGAGATTGACAACCTAAGAAAACGGCAAGCCGCCGCGGTTGGTGATAAACTAAAATCAGCCTTCATGTAAGGCGCGCATATATATTTTTTCCTTTTTATTTTCTCCTCTATATTTCCCAATTGGGAGGTGTAGAGGTTTTTTTTGTGCACTTTTTTCTCGTTTTTCTTCCTCAATGCGCGCATTTTTCTCGTTATCGCACTATTTATATATAAACAAAGAAAAAAAGTATATGAAGAAGAAATTAGAATTATTGATTACAATTGCGTTGGTTTTATGCGCGTTGTTCTGCTTACTTACATTCTTCAATGTCTCTTGGTTTGTTGTGTTATTTGCTTCACATTGCCTTGAAACAATCATCGGTTTAATCCTCGGTTTTGCCGTGGCCATTCTTATTTATGATAATGAAGATAATGATGAGAAGAGATGACAAGTGCAGCAGTAGAACAGAGAATCAATCATCAGGAGATGAAGGATTTCCAATTAGCAAAAATGCTCCTGACTTCTCATTTCAACGCCCAAGACATAAAGATTCAGGCATTCAAACAAACAGAAAAAGGCTGTTCTGTGGACGCCCTTATTGATATTGAATATAAGGGCAATAAACGGACGCTCAACCTTGAAATAAAGGAAAGACACAAGAACGATACTCTAATTAGACGGTTTCCATTTGCTGAATTGAAGGTTGAGAAGCTCAATCTAATGCGATTGGAGAATATGAAGAATGGTGGTGATTTGAAATACCTTACCCTATACACAAACCAAACGACAAATGAATTGGAATGTGCCTTCTTCTTTGACCTTAAAGACATACAGAACGACAATTTCCCAATGCGTGATTGGAAAGCCCCAAAGGAAAAAGGGTATCAGCAGCCTGATAAAGTGGGATTGAAATTTGATAATCAGGGCATTCCCTTTGTTGGAAAGAAGATGGTGCAGTACCAAACCGATTATCACTATACTTATATGAGGATGAAAGACACGCAATTTGATGAGAAATCGGGTATTTGCGAGAAGTTGGTTCTAAACATTCCACTCCGATTTGCCAAAATCGTTTATCTCAATTCCAAGTATAAAGAAAAATACTCCTTTTTATTTGGGAATTCCGACAATAAGAAGTATAATTATAATATAAGAACGACATGCCAACAATAAACAAACCCAAGAAGAATTATTCAAGGAAGAAGCACGGAGTTCATCAGCTCATTCAGCAGCATGTGTACTCAACCACAAGATGGCGCAACCTTGTAAAGGTCAAGAAAATGATTTCTCCTCTATGCGAGCGTTGTCTAAGTCAAAATCGGACTACTGCAACTCAAGAGATTCACCATGTCATTCCATTGAAGACTTGTAACGGCAATATTCCCTATTTGCTTGAACTTGCCTTTGATTATGACAATCTAATGAGCGTTTGTTGTCAATGTCATGAAGATATCCACGCTGAAATGCGTGCACAACACAAAAGAAAAATCACGTCGTGACGGCGTTATTTCATTCATATCAGTTGTTTTTTTCACGCCCAAGTTGCCAAGTATTGGTGATTTGGGCATTTTTTTGTGGAAAAATTTGACTTTTCATCTCGTTGTGAGTATAATTTATATATAACAACTATTTATTTGTTGAAAAATAACAAACAACGATATGAGAAATAATTTAAGTACTGTGGCCTATCAGGCCAAACCCAAAGAAAACGTTGGGAAAATCACCTTTCAAGAACATGATAATCTAAATGTAGGACAAACGCTCGCTTTATTATGCATGGGGCGTTGTCTATGCGCAAATTATAAGCACAAAGGGGATAACCTAAGAATGCACGAGAAGAAAGCTGATAATTTCATTTCCACGCATTTTGTGTTTGTGGATTGTGATGGTTCAGATATTGGCGCAACTGAATTTACTTCTTTAATCCATGAAGAATATAAGCCCACGTGCTATTATTCCTCATATAGTGATGATAAGAACGGCGCTCGTCGCTTTCATCTCATTTGGTTCTTCAATGAAGGTTTGAACTATATCCAAGCACAGAGAACGGGCAAATTTCTAAATTCCGTTTGTGTCAAAGCAGCAGAGGGAAAAAATGTCGCAATCGACACTTGTAATAATCCCTGCCAAATGCTTTTTGGGTCGTTTATGCCAAATGAGAAGGGCAACACTAATAAGCTGTACACATACAATGATATTATCTCCTCTGATGAGTTTCAAGAGTTTGATATGAATGATGTTGAGGAGAAGGAAGTGAAACACGCTCACAAGGTCAAAAAGACGGCAAAGAATAGAGAGAATGTTCCTTTCATTGATTTCAATATGATTAAAAGTTTCCTTGGAGATTCAGACGCTGTATTTTTTGAGAAGTACCAAAACACCTATTTCAAGGGGTGGCAAAATTATCGCTATGAAAAGCCCAATGAATGGTTAACTTCACCTGAATCAGGGATTTCCTACCAATACACAGATGAGAATTATTTTGCCCTTCCTTATTACATTCACAACGGGCATTTCTCGGAATCGTCCTCGGAAAGCATTAAGAATTGGTTCATGCGTGAATTGGCCATTTCAATGTTGATAAACCAAGGAGCAGATATAAACCGCGTTGCTTATCGGTTATTATTGAAGGTAAGAGAGCAAAACGTGGATTCAGAAGGTTTGCTTGACCAACATGCGATTGTTTCAGCAATGGAGTGCGCTGCAACTATGACAACAGAAGAGATTGAAGAGGACTATGCTGATCGCCTTTCATTCTTGCGGAAAGTATCAGCGCTCAAATCGGGAATCATAATCAAGAAGAGCAAAGCCAATCGTGATTTGGGATATAGCACGCTATTATCCCAAGTAAAAAAGGAATGTGTTCTTTCTGTTGTCGATTGTTCTTCTGTATCAGTGAAAGAAGCACTTGCGATTGTGGAACAGAATGAGAAGACCAAACGTTTGGGGATAAAATTGGAATGGATTCAGAAACTATATTGCGAGAAGGGATTTGCACAAGAGCAACAAATGACCAAAGTAGGATTACAAATGCGAGCAATCCGTGAACTGTTGGAAGAAGATAGTTTGTTGTCAGAACGCAAACTCTTAGCTTTACTCAAAGAGAAGGGAATTTCAATCGGTCGTTCCACATTACAGCGACGATTGAAGGATTTGAAGGAATTGCAGAATTGACAGTAGTTTTTGTATATTATTTTTACCACTATGCGTTTATAACGTGTAAGCGCGTTTCTAATCTCCAATGATACATTGTGCTAATCCCTTGTATAACGTCTTAGAATGGTTGTGTTTCATTGCTTGGTGGTTGGTTGTGATAAATGCAATGAAAGGAGTAGTTTTTTCAAGTGGCCCATTTTTTATTTCTGATATAACATTCTTCTCTGCTCACCTCTATATGATAAAAAGAAAAGTTGGGCCACCCAACACAAACACATAAATCCACCAAGAAAAAACAACCTATGGATTATAACAACGTTGAATCGTTGGTATAACATAGGGATAACAGTATAATAGGATATATGGAACATTCCAATCATATCCAAGGATAACAGCAACCATATAACAATAACACATGAACGAGTAACACGAGTTCATCATGAAATGAATGAATGAAATGAGTTCATGAATGTATCTTAGAAAGTAAGTCCCTATAAAACCATATAAAGGATATAACCAATACAACAATCGCAGATTGAATATATCATTATATCCAACGATACCCCCGTTTATCAACGTTTATATCCGTTCTACGGGCATTATATCATTCAGGAGGTGGAAACGTTCAGGTGGTGGTAATATAGCGCTTATACGGGGAATAAAACGGGAAATTAAATATCGTGCAACCTTGACAAAATCCAAGTATCGCACTATTTATTATAAAGGAAAAATGAAAAACGACAATGAAGAGAAAACCAAACAGCGCAAACAGCTATTCAGACGCTCTAATTGCGGGATTGATAGAACGTTATGGGGTGGTGAATGATGAGAGCAATGAAGTGGAAATACCTGATGAGTGGTATTATCTCATCGACACGTTCAAAATGCAATATAACCTCCAAAAGCAATGTGAGAAGGAAATCCGAGAAAAGGGGATTTGTAATTATGAGAACGGCGCAAGGAGACACCCCCTATTAACCACATTGAAAGAACTTGTTGCTTCCAATATGCGCATTCTTAATCTCATTGGGGCTAATCCTTATTATAGAGAACGTTGCAAGTCCAAGGAAAAAAATGATTCAGAAATAAGCGCAGAAGATTTCATCAGCGCATTAACGTCAAATTCTTATGAAGGAGAAGAGTGATTCAAAAGGCACTGATTCTCTTCTCAAATACAAGCAATATGCGTTGGATGTTCAAAGTGGCAAGATAACGGCAAATCGATACATAAAACAAGCAACCAAACGTTACCTTGATTGGTTCTCTCGTCCTGATATGGAGTTTAGGCCACAAGCCGTTGATCGGGTGGTGAATTTCATCTCAAAGCTCAAACATTTCAAGGGTGAACACGCGGGGAAACAATTCCAATTATTAGACTTCCAAAGATTCATAATCGCAAATATGTTTGGTTTCTATTGGAAAGATGAAGAAGGCAAACCAAAGAACCGGCGTGTGTGTCAGTATGTTTGGCTCGAGCTCAGCCGTAAAAATGGGAAAACTGCCATGAGTTCAGCTATACTTTTATACATGATGATTGCGGACGGTGAACAAAGCGCCGATTGCTTCTTTCTCGCAAACAGCCACAAACAAGCATTACTTGCCTATGAGTATGCACACAAATTCATTGGAGGGCTTGACAGAAAGAACAAATTCTTTCAGCGATATAGAGACAGTATCAAATTTCCGCTTACCAATTCTCAAATTAGTTGTCTTGCGGCAGATTATAAGAGGATCGACGGACTCAATGTCTTTGCGGGACTGATTGATGAATTTCACGAGGCTCAAAATGAAAAATTGTACGCAAACATAGTATCAGGTATGCAAGGTCGTCGCAATCCCATGGCGATTATCATAACGTCCGCGGGCTTTGACATGAACGGCGTTGCCTATACCAAGAGAAAAGAAATGATTGAGATTCTGAGCGGAAAAGTGCAAGATGATTCACAACTCGTTTTTATCTATTGTCTTGATGAGGGGGATGACTATAAAGACCCAAATACATGGGAGAAGGCAAATCCGAGCTTAAATCAGACTTTATACCCTGATAAATTACAGATTGAAGTGAATCGAGCGCAATCGCCCACTGTAGAGCCTTTTGTGAAGTGCAAGAATTTTGGTTTTTGGGGTTTGACAGACTATGAAAAGACGTGGCTAACTCATGATGAGATATTAAATGTCACATGCGATATAAGCCTTGACCAATTTGACCCTGATAATACAATTGTTTGGTGCGGGGTGGATTTAGCGAGTACGTGTGATCTCACAGCCCTGAGCATGATGGTCGTGGAAGATGGAATATATTACTTCAAAACGTGGAATTTCTTACCTGAATCAGCACTTCATCAGAACATGAACCAAGAAATATATCGGAAAGCAAGCAGGCGCGGTGATTTAATTGTTACCAACGGAAATGTCTGTGATTATTCAGAGGTTACAAAAGTACTTCTTCAAATTGCGGAACGCTATACAATCGGGGGAGTGTTCTATGATAGCTATAATGCTACCCAATGGGCAATTGACGCAACAGCAAAGGGATTGCCCCTCGTTCCATTTTCACAAGCGCTTTGGTCGTTTAATAGACCAACCAAGGAATTTGAACGTTTGGTGAAGATGGGGGCTTGCAGAATTGATAATAACATTTTGACCCGCTTTTGTTTTGACAATGTAGAACTGAAATTTGACCACAACGAGAATTGCAAGCCCGTGAAAAAAGGTGGTGCAAAGGGAGGAAGCGCAAAGGTGGATTCTGTTATTTCAATGCTCAGCGCACTCGGGGGCTACTTATTAGAACCCCAATTTGACACCTCAATATAATATAGAAAAAATCAATAATGCCAATGAAGATATTTGGTTTGAATATAACAAGGGAAAAACGGAATTTAGAACAGCCGTCGATTAGTTATGAACAACAGGTTGCAAATGCACTGAATTTCCCGTTCTTAAACTTCAATGAAAGCCCTTACACGCTGAGCGCATTTCATCGTTGCGTTGAGCTTATAAGCAGCAGCGTTGCAAATCTCCCAATTAGTGTGCTGTTCATTGATAAACAAGGGAACAAGAAACAAAGGAACAATCACCGATTGAACGTTGTGTTTCAGAATATGCTATTAACTCGTTATCAATTCATTCATAACCTTGTGAAGGACGTGATTACAAGCGGCAATGCGTTTGCATACATTCATCGTGATAACGGCGGCAATGTGAAGCAAATAACATACATGCAGCCCTCAGAAGTTCAGGTTGTATATAACAAGCAAAAGGGGGAATTATACTATCAGATTCCAAGCATATCCAAGCAACAAAAGATTGAGCCTTATGATATGCTTCATCTTGCGATGAACTCAAAAGATGGCATTGTTGGTACTTCAACTCTTAGCCTTATGAATAGAACCTTGAAGGGCGCGGGCTATGCAGAAGCAACGGCCTTAAATCTGTTTGAGAATAACGGGCAAAGTCCAAGGGGCATTCTTACAGTGGAAAGCCAACTCTCAAAGGCACAACGTGAGGATATCAAAGAAAAGTGGGCTTCAAACCTTTCAAGCAACGGCGTTTGTGTATTACAAGGAAACATGCGTTATCAGAGCCTTTCATCAACGGCAAACGACCAACAATTACTTGAAAGCAGAAAGTTCCACCAAGAACAGATATGTCAGTTTATGGGCGTTCCTCCTGAACTCTTAGGAATGAAAGAACCAAAGAACATTGAAGAATTGACCAATCAATTCTTGACGTTTACATTGCAACCAATCATCACGCTCATAGAAGAAGAGTTTACCCGTAAATTATTTGCCCCAAGCGAGAAGAATTTCAGGATCGATTTGGATGAGAACTCAATGCTTAGAATGAGCAAAAGCGCACAAGCGGCATTTTTTAGTTCAATGATAGAACGCGGCATTTTATCAATCAATGAAGTTAGAAATGAATTGGGCTATGAAGCAATTAAGGACGGTGATAAACACATTATCGCTTACACGGATATAGAACAGAACACGATAAATAATTCAGACACACAAGAAGAAGAAAATGAAGGAACAGAAGGAAATTGAAAAGCGTTCATTTGAGCAAGAAGGCAAAATTGAACTTTCAGGCAATATAATCAGCGGATGGGCTATCAGGTTTAATGTTTGGTCACAGCTTATCGGTGGGGATTTCTATGAAATCATATTGCCAAGCGCAATCACACAAGAAGACATTGATAAGAGTTTCATCTACATGTATTATAACCATGATGAAAAAAAGGTGCTTGGCGTTCATCGTCCAAAAGATGACAAGAAGCAAGGAAGTCTTATGCTTGAAGTTGTTGAGAATGAGGGCTTGCGCTTTATGCTCGAGTTACCCGATACAGAGGTTGGACGTGAAGTAAAAGAATATATTGAACGTGGGGATTTGGGTGGTATGTCTTTTGGATTTTCAGTTCACGAGGACAAGAATAGTGATGAATGGAACTATCAATTTAATTGTGGTGGGCAATCGTTTGAGCACCCGCAATTGTGCCATGAAATATATAAAATGCGTTTATATGAAATTTCAGCGGTCTTCAATCCTGCATATCCCAATGGTGGAACATTAGAACTATCTAATCGCGCAAACGATGTGAGGGCAAAATCAGAGGAGATAAACGCTATCATGAATAAAACCATTGAGGAATTTGAGAATCTTTGATTGCCCCACGCATTTATTAGAAGAATAGACTATTTATATTATATGAGAAGCACATATCATATTAAACAAGACATAGAAGAGAAACGGAAATTGAAGGAACAAATCGTTTCAGAAGTCCGTGAAATCTGTAACAAGCGGAAATTGGAAATCCGTTCATTCTCTCATGATGATAAAATGAAGATGGATAATTTCCGCAAGGACATTTCTAATATCAATAAGGAAATCAATGAATTAGAAACAGAACTCAGAACCAAAGAAGAAAATTATAATTATAATAACAATACAGAGAAACAAATGGAAAAGAGAAGCTTTAGCCTTTTGAACACAATTAAAAACGTCGTTGAGAATCGCGCGCACGACGCATTAACTGATAAAATCTTGCATGAGGGTGCACTTTCAGCCCAACGCAGCGCCCTTAATCCAAGCGGTCAAATTCAGCTCCCACTCGAGATGAGAGCATTGACGGTGGCCGATGAAGGCGGCGACGTGGTAGCTGTAGACATGTTTAACCTTGTAGAACGTCTTAGAGAAGAATCGACATTGTCCAAGCTCGGTGTTACTTTTATGAGCGGTCTTGTCGGAAATATCCAATTTCCAAAACTCGGTGCTCTAAATGCTGCAACTTGGGAGGGTGAAGTTAGCCCAACGGCTGATTCTACTGTGAATCTTGATTCTGTAAAGATTGAACCTTTTAGATTGTCTGTAGTGCTCCCAATTAGTAAACAGCTGCTCATGCAGTCAGATAATATCGGGTTAGAAAATCATTTGCGCAATGAGATCGTCAATGTGATTTCCGAGAAGATTGAGGCTACATATTTTGGCAAGGCTGCAAAAACCGCAACTTCTCCCGCGGGCTTATTTGCTCCGTCCGCTACTGTAACGGGTTGCGAGAAATTTGAAGACTTATGTGCATTGGAATCCACATTAGAAGAGAATCACGTGAAGGACTACCAATACGTTGTTTCCCCAAAAGCCAAGGCCTCAATGCGTGCAATGCAAAAATCAGCCAAGACAAATGAACTCGTTCTACAAAATAATGAAGTCGATGGCCGCCCTGCAGTCACTTCTACTTATTTAGATGGTAAGAACTTTGTAATTGGC